AGCTGGAATCCTTCAAATACTCAACTGGCCAGTGCACACCCTTTGGACCGCACAATTCGCATTTGGGACATTGGTTCACTCACTGGAAAATGTGTTCATATTCTGGGTAGTCATATAGGTGCATTGAATAATGTCCGGTGGAATCCTACAGGAACTCAACTTGCAAGTGGTTCAAGAGACAACACAATTCGTATTTGGCAGACGGATACATGGAACTGTGTAACGATTCTGAAGGAGCATACTCAAACAGTTTGCTCCCTTAGTTGGAACCCCACAGGAACACTACTTGCAAGTGGATCAGGTGACAATACAATTCGAGTGTGGGATACTGTTACATGGCAATGTCTTCATGTACTTGAGGATGTAGGTTCGATTATTTCCGTAGAGTGGAATCCACGTGGGACTTTTCTTGTTAGTGGATCGGGTGATGGGACCATTCAAATTTGGAAATAAATTCAACCATACTTATTTAGATGCTTGATGGTGCGGTTGCTAAATACACGGCCATTCCGACTAACGCAAGTCCTGTAGCAATAAACCAAATAGTGACACATGTGACGCAGCACCGGAGTGGTCGCAGTTCTTGGTCGACAACCCGCTTAATGTGTGTAGTGTCTGTTCGTGCACGACTTGGACCCAATGGCAATTGATAGACGACTGTATCAGCCTGCGTGCTGTGATCCACACTCTGTGCGTACGGCGCAACTGGAATTGTGGTGGTCATTCTCAATCAATTCGCATCCATCCATCTCGGAAGTGTGACACCAGATAGGTCAAAGCACAGGTAACTAATTTCAATGTCTTGATCATTGGATTGATTCTGTGAAACGATCTAGGTATTCGGACTGTTTCAAAACGAGCACAATGGACGAAGATGCACTTCTAGAAGCGCAAGTGGCGGCGCTTTTGCGCAACACACGAAAGAAGAAAAAAAAGAAAAAGAAGAATGCAAAGACAACCCATGTGCGCAACCCGCCCTCCCATAGTATGGAGGGTCCCTATACATACAAGTTTCTCCTTCAGCGTGCCTTGGCACTCTGTGAGCACGACAACCCCACCTCTGCACTCTATCAGTCCAATTCAAGCACACGACTCAAATTGCCACCTCTCAACATGTGCAAATATCGCACAACGCGGACTTGTTGGTCGAATTTCGCACAAATGTGTACTATTTTAAACCGGCCAGCGGACCACGTCTTAAAATTCATTGAACGGGACCTTGCTGTGACTGCGTCGATCAATGGAAAGAGTCAGTTGATTTTACCGATCCGAATCGAAGCACGGGGCATGGCACACATTTTGGACCATTATGTGAAGAAGTATGTGTTGTGCATGCGCTGCCAATCCCACCGCACCAAAATGCACAAAGACAAAGTGCGGCGCATCCATTTTGTCACATGTGCGGTGTGTTTGGCGGAAAGTGCTGCTCCTCCAATGAAGCCAGGTGTCGGCCCCCACATAGCTGTCAAACGAGGCGACCGACGCCGCGCACGACAGACTACAGTGCAATAACACAGGTGTTATATTGTGAATTAAATACTAAGTGTCATTCATCCAGTGTGCCGTGACTACCAAGTGAGGAAGTTTTCGGTTGATTGGAGTATGGATCTTGTGATATCTGAACATGATGGTGGTGGTGGTGGTGGCACAAAGGAACCACCTCCCCCTGTGGTACCTCGATCATTGGTTCGACAGATCACGAAAGACGCGCCCTTGGATTTGTTTATCAATGGCATTACAATCGCGGATCGTCCATACCCACCCTGCACACGAGACACCCAAGAATCCAACGCCTCTCAATATGCACGTCAGACACGCAGCATCAGTCCCAAAGACCGGTTCACCGCCTACATTTATGCACACCAGACAACGGTTCAAATCCCAATTGAAAAGCACTGTTATCTGCGCGTGCCGGATGCGTGGGTGGTGTATCACCAATCCCAGCATTTCGTTGATCAATTTTTGACACACCTGGTTCAAACACTCTTCCCGCGGGACACGCGTGCCTATCGCGCGACCATTCGTGCAACTATGGTCTTTCGGCGTCATGGGATTGGATACAAGCCCAAAATTGCGTCTCCTCCCACCAACGATTCCGCGGAATTTCCATTTTTGCACATCTTTTGCTCCAATCCCTTTTTGTACGCCATGCTCAAATCGAAACTAAGCTCCCACACCACGAAACGGGAATACATGAAACGTGATTTTTATGAACGGCTGTTCAAGGGGACAAGCGGCATACCCTATTTGCTCAAATTCCGCAACCCATTTGGAGTCAAAACGCGCAGCAATGTCATACCCGATGCCCGACTTCTCGCCGATCCCAAGTCGCGCGAATGGTTCGTGGCCCATGAAACCGACATCAATGCCACGACCATGGCACTGGCGAACCTCGGCATCACGTCGAATGGCTGGATCCGACTTACACGGGGCACGCTCTACGACAACCGGCATCGAACCAGCGCAATTTCCAATTCAACCTTTGAAGTGACGGGCACTGTGTGTGCGCGCGGACTTACACTCGAGGAAGTGGAGGAAACGAAATGTTCCGACATGGCGATCGCCGCGCTGGACATTGAGTGCCAATCCGCCACGCGCGGGTTCCCCGCCTACCACAACGCCGGGGATGTAGTCAATTACGTCGGGTTGGTCAAATATTCACTTCTCGACATGACGAAGCGGGAAACGTTTTGTCTCTGTTTAGGCGACTTAACAACCCGCACAACCGATGATGGATCCACGGTCGACTCGGCACACATGCGCGTGTTTGAACATGAAACGGAATTGCTCAATGCAGTGCCAGACTTTATCAACCGAAAAGACATTGACGTACTCACCACCTACAATGGCACTAATTTTGATTATGCCTACTTGGATGGACGCGCGGTGATGGCCAGTTTTGTGCAATACTGCGACAGCTACGAGGCCTTCAGTGGCCATGTCGAGACCTATCATCGAGCCCATTTGAATTACATGGATCTCAAAGCCCAACTAGTGGACCTGGCGGAAGACTTGGAGTGGGGGCGATTGACGGCCAAGGCGCACCGGGAATGTGAGTGTGAATGCTTCCGCGAATTGAATTCCATTCTTGGATATGGGGCGAAAAAAGCGTGGCGGGAACCTCAGCCCCGGACCATCCACCACGCCATGTGGCGCATCTGGCCCAAGGAGCGCAGCGACACTCCGCGCGAACTGCGGGCACGCAATGCGATTTGTGCCTATGAAAGCGCCAAGCAACTCTACGAGTATTTTCACGACCAGCCACCCATCCGGTATCATTACATGCACCGACTGCGCGCGAAAAAAGCGGCACTTGTGTACAAGCAATTGGGGTCGAATTCCATGGGCGACAATTGCCTGACGTACCCCGACACGGGGCGTGTCCACATTGACCAGTTTCTGTTTGTCAAAAATGGGTACAAATTGGGGTCGTACAAATTGAATGATGTTGCCAATCATTTTTTGGGAGTCACCAAATATGACATGCCCTACACGCAACTCTTTGACGACTACGACACGGGGGATTGTGACAAACGACGGCGTATTGCGGATTACTGTGTGCAGGATTGTGACTTGCTGCGGCAATTGGATGCCAAAATCAACATCACGTTCACTGTCCTGTTTATGTTTAAAATGACCCGAACACCTCCCTTGGACATTTGCCTCCGGGGACAGCAAATTCGCGTCTTCAATTGTTTGTACCAGCGTGCCGGTGCCATTGGGGCTATTTTCAATTCCAAGTTGTCCCATCAAATTCTGACCGAGTATCAGGGTGCGACGGTGCTTGATCCAAAGCCCGGCATCCACGGGGGTCCCACAACCTGGGTCCAGGTGCTGGATTTCAAGTCTCTGTATCCTAGTATCATCATCGCCATGTTGTTATGCATGATGAATTTGGTGCTGCCCGACGATGTGGCCTACGCACTGGCACTCGAAAAAGCCGGTAAAATCCCACCACTGCACCGGATTGTCATTGACCCAGAAACCACGTACTATTTCTCCCGCAACCCCAATTGTATTATCGCCGGGGAATTGCGTCGATTGATGCAAAAGCGGGACGATGTCAAGCGTGTGATGAAACAATGGTTGAAAAAGGCCGCGGCCGCCCAAAAACAATTGGATTCCCTCACGGCATCCTATCTTTTGTTAAAGAACGAGCAGCTCGTCACATTACTACGTGATCCCGAGTTGGACGCAGCGACCCGTCAAGACGCGGAAACGGAATTGGCACAATGGACGAGTCAACTAGAAGCGCTTGCGGCTCGGGAATTGGCGGACCCCGAAGCCTTGGTGACGGAGCGGCAAGTATTAAAAGCGAAAGTCATTCAGTGTTTGTTCGAGGCCAAGATGCAAGATGTGCTTCAATTAGCCATCAAGGTGGTGATGAACAGTTTCTATGGGTTCTTTGGTGTCAAGGAGGGAATGATGCCCGGGCTTCAGCCGATTGCAGTGTGCACCACGTATTACGGACGGGACTATATCCAGCGCACGAAGCGATTCCTGATCAATTTGTTTCAGACCCATTCCGACTATGCTGCCCTGAGCATGGATATTATCTATGGGGATACGGACTCGGTGTTTGTGAAAACGTGGCCCATTGTGGGACTTGCCAACGCGATTCGCATTGGCGAAGATATGGGTATTCGGACCACGCGGGATGAATTCAAAGGCCAGATCATTCTGGAATGGGAAAAACTCAAGAATCCACTTGTTTTGTTTGAACAGAAAAAACTGTATTTCGGCCGTACATGGACCTGTGCGCAAATTGACAAAGCGTACATTTACTTGTCCGGCGTGGTGGAAAAACGGCGTGACAATGCAGCACTCACGCGCAAAATGTACAAGATATGCCGGGAGTCGATCGTCCCCCCGGTCAAAAAAGGGGCCAAAGACATTATCTTTGAAACCGTTGCGCAGATCGAAGACCGATGTGCACAAACGTTGGTCGCGGAACTGAGCAAATTGGAAGATGATGCAATCCCTTTTGAAGACTACGTCATCACGAAATCCCTCCGTCGTGCACCCGAAAATTACAAACAACCGGTGCAAGCCCACGTCGCGCTGGCCATGCGGCTCAAGCAACGCATCCGCGATGGCACAATTGTTCGCATGCCACCCATTTCCGGCGACCGCTTGCCTTACGTCGTGTGTGAACATCCAACAAGTGCCAAACTCGCGGACAAGGTGGAAGATGTGGATTGTTTTACAGACGCCGGTACCCAAACCATTGATCGCCCCTATTACGTCAAGGCTTCTACGAATTCCATTGTCCAACTCTATAGTGCCATCATGGACGTGCGGCCCTTGTTCACTGCGTCGGCGAACGCCTTGAAGTTTGAGGCACAGCGGCGCAAGGGGCAAACCCAATTGTTCGAGGCGCGAGGTGGTGTGCGCGCGGTCCAATATCAGCGTCTGTTTTACTCCAGGCAATGTAAGAAGCGTTCCACAACCCAATTGACTTTATTTGGACAGCCCGCCAGCGCGGCCGGTGGTGGACATAAAGGGGCTGTGAAAGCAAAGAAACCAAAAAAACGGTCCAAGCCGAAGCCAGTCAGGATGCGGCCATTGTTTTGAGAAGGTTCTGGGAACTGCGTTTGAGTCTGGTATGTCTTTTTTGTATTTCCTGTAGACAGAATAAACAAAAAAGAAGAATGTGTTTCAGTTGTATTGTTTCTATTGTATTGCAAGTGATACAATTGTTGATTTGTTTTCAATTTGGTGCATGGTTGGCAAGTGCAGGTATCTTTACTTGTTCGTGGGGAACCAGTGGACTGTATAGTGAGCAGTACACCCGATGGGCGCTTTGTGGATTGGCGGGTGCATGGCTTCTGACGCATATTGCATCGATCGGAGCTGCCATGGGTGCTTCGCCCCAAAAGCGATGGTCTGAGATGGTCATTTCCTATGTCCAATCAATTGTGATTACGGATTATGAGGCGGTTGCACGCCATGCACAGTCCACCAAACAATTGGCCAAGTTCCTCAAGTCTATGAGTGGCGAGTGGGTGGACAACGCACTTAGCCAGGAGGAGGAAGAACAAGCCGACCCATCTGAATTTACTGAATAAATGGCGCCACGCGGTTGCGATTGATAAAGAGTGTGCCCCGATTCAGTCGGACATTGGTGGTGACTTGGGGTCGCTGACTAAATTTACGTTTCTTTAAAAATGCCCACATGTGTTTCTGAAGCTGCCACACAGACACACAATACCCGTGAACCTTCAGCGCAGCACGGAACGACGTCGTCATCGCTCCTGAATACTCTTTGGCATTGGCCAGGTTATACGCGTCTGCGGAGGTTTGGTCGTCCCGACATCCCGAGAGCATAATACACCGGCACTGAATGCGACTTGTCTCGGACTCAATCACATACTTGTTGCCGGTAATGTAACGGTAGGGCAAGTCAAACACGGTGCCACTGTGACAGGCATCCATAAGACCAATAAACGTCACATGTTTTGGAAAGAGTGACAGGATGGCGTTGATGGTGTCGTCTCGAATCAATCCTGCCTTGATGTAATCGAGTGGCACAAGACATTCATCTTTACCATCATCCTCGTCGGCACTCCCAGTGGGATCTTTCACATAGGCCCCATGTCCTGAATACTGCCACAACACTTCGGTGATTGCGGAATTGCTCACGCATTCTTCGGCCAATCGAATCAATTGCGCCTCAATATTCGCGCGTGTTGGTTCAAGGATTGCATGGGTGCCGTGATACGCCTCCCGCTCGGCCAATATAGTGATGTCATCCGCAGTATACCCAAGTGATTTAACCAAGACGTCTTCCATTTGTTCCACATCATAAGTCGTTCCCTCAAGTGCTGCGTTTGTCCCGGTATAGGCCACACCAATCAGCAAGGCGCGTTTCATGAGTACGTGGAGGGTTTTCTTGTAGATGCTGAAAATATCCACAGATCTTATATTGTGGTTGGTGGAGTGGATGACGCCGCTGTGGGGGGAGTGGAATATAATTGGTCTGCATTTTGGTGGTGTTGTAATATGGACCGTCCATGTGCTGCACCGCTCGATGCCTCGCAAGGCCCCCCGAAAGCCAAAGTCCCAAAATTAGTACGCCAAAATGCGATGGTGTCACCTGTGCGCCCGGACCCGGAATGTTTTGCGATTGTAGCAGAAGGGATGGCACGATTACTGAAGCATCCGTCCTACTTGGTACATCGCCAATCCGTGTTTGATGATGTGGTCAAAGAGTGTCCAAGTCTTGGAGCATGCATGCAGCATATTCAAATTTGTTTGACTGCTTTGCGGGCTCTGATCACTCTGAGTGTGCGCAATCGCACCAAAGTGATACTGCGGGCGGAATATGTCGATTGTGCCACTGGCTACACATGCGCGTTTGAGATCAAACTTGTGGCGCCCTTGAAGACCGCGCATGCACAGTATCGTATCGTCCTTCGCCCTGGGAATTACAATCCTTCACAAGCGGAACGGATGAGTCACGACAGCCACGCATGTCCACTTTATAAACGGGCCCAACAAATGTTTACAACGGGACACTCCCTTCTGGACCAACCGTGCACCGATCCCACTGTGTTGGACCCAAATTGGTGTATGCGGTGCACCCAGTATGCTTTGAAGCACACTTTAGCCAAATCGTACGGGTCTATGAAATTGTTCAACACAACCGATCCCCAGCGACTCCACATGGCGGTCACCGAGATTTTGGCGTATTTCTGCAAAGGGTATTCCAATTCCGCGTCAAAGGTGGGATGTTGCGTGGCCGGGGCAACCATGACCACGACGCTTGATCCATTAATGAATGTGATGGAGCGTTTTCCGGGCACCAAGTTGGCTATGCGTGCCGCACTTGCACTCGCACTGATTGGGGTGTCGGCCAACCAATACAGCCAACTTTCCAAAGACTGCATGAATCTTCTTTTGGGTGCACTTCTCCAATCATTCCAAGCGTGCCAATCAACTACGATTGAACAGTTGGGGACAGTCCATGCACTGTGTGCAGTGGTTGAATTTACCCTGCTTCTCCCAAGCATCCATACGGTGTGGGGATCCACATTCCATGAACTGGGGTCCTCGATTCGAACATCCCACCCAGTTGCCTTCCACCCATATGCCGATTTTTTGTGCCTTGCACTGGAGGACCGGTCTGTTCATGTGTGACCGCAAGGATCAACGCTATAGGAACGCTACTTGCGTGCGGGTCGTAGGACAATACAGATACGATATTGTGGTTAATTCCCTTCAACTTCAATTCCCATTTTTGAGTCACAATTCAATTTCCATTATGAACACCATTGTAGTGGCATGTACCTCGAGTCCATGGCTTCAAGTGTACAATGTGCGTGCCACACAATTTGTGGCGAGTCTACTTGGACTCTCCGTCAATCAATCCCAGGAGCGCCGCTCCGTCACTTTGTGCGCGCCGAGTGGCGCAATCATTCGGACCGTGTCCATCACTCCAACGACTGAAGTGGCGGATATTTGTTTGGACTCGGAGCAATTCTTTTTGGACGGCGATTATGAAACTGTATTAGAACAAACGTCTTTAGTGTGGAAGCACAAAAGCAACGGTCAGCTGACAGTGATGGCGTCCAAATTTGAAGGGATTGAAGATAGAGTGTTAAACAGGTATACACATAGAGTGTCTTCTCTCAATTGGCATCCAGATGGAACAAAGTTGGCAAGTGGGTTGAATGATGATACATTTCGCATTTGGGACATGACTTCGAATTCATCGGAATGTATCGCGATCTGTAGAGGCCATCTTGACTGTGTAGAAACAATGCAATGGAGTCCATCTGGAACCCAACTCGCGAGTGGATCGTGGGATACGACAATTCGAATCTGGGACACAACTTCATGGGAATGTCTTTATATTCTCCGGGGTCATACTGATTTTGTTCTTTCAATCAGTTGGCATCAGTCGGGGAATTGGATTGCAAGTGGAGGGGATGACAACACGATTCGAATATGGGAACTTACATCCACTGGTACAAAATGTCTTCATGTTTTCAGCGGCCATATTGACTCAGTTTGGGCCGTACATTGGAATCCCAGTGGTACTCAGCTGGCAAGTGGGTCTTCGGACAAAACAATTCGAATCTGGGACATTGATTTACTCACTGGAAAGTGTGTTCATGTTCTGACTGGTCATACAAGCGGTGTGAGTGATGTTCAGTGGAATCCTACAGGAACTCTACTTGCAAGTGCATCTTGTGACGACACAATTCGTATTTGGGAGACTGGTACATGGCGATGGCTTCATGTTCTCGCGGATCATACCAGTTCAGTCTACTCCCTCAGTTGGAACTCAACTGGAACGCTACTTGCAAGTGGATCCGATGATGAGAGACTTCGAGTGGGACACTGTTACATGGAAATGTCTTCATGTACTTCAAGGCCATACAGGTTCAATCTATTTAGTAGAGTGGAATCCACGTGGGACTTCCCTTGTAAGTGCATTTACCAATGAAACCATTCGACTTTGGAACTAAATACAGATACGATATTTGCTTAGGTGCTCTTAAACCCCGATTCCCACTTTTGAATCACAATCAAATTTCCATCATGAACACTCTTGTGGTTGCATGCACCTCAAGTCAATGGCTTCACGTGTATAATGCGCGCGCGGTCCATTTAGTGGCGAGTCTACTCGGACTCTCCGCCCCTCAATCCCATGAGCGCCGCTTCGTCACTTTGTGTACGTCTTCGGGTACAATCATTCGAACCGTGT